AAAACAGGTAAGAACATACGAGGGAATCAAACTGGCTGACAAGTAGATAGCACGCACTGAAGCGCAGTGACACGCGATTATTACTACTGCACGCAGAGGTAAAGTTGAAATGGGTAATAGATCAATTAACGACCACAATAAGTCAGAATCGCGTGTCAGTGCGCTTCAAGCGTGTCAGTTTGAATGGGAATGGCCACCGAATTGGCTCCGAGAGCACAACAACCGTCCTGCAATCCCCGCTGACGAACAGCACGAGCCGCAGGACAACACGGGCCACGAATGGGATGAAAAGTATGCTCAAGCAATGACCGTGCAACTGAGACCGTACACGGTGTACTGTTCGGCCCAACTCTACCGCGCTTGGTGCGATGCGGCTGATGCCCACGACCGGGAGGAATTCGACCGACTGAGCGAAGAAATACGACGGACGCGGATACCGAGGCGTGCGTTGACCGGGGGAGGGGTGCCCGAATCCCTGAGCGATGACGCCTGACAACCGCACCGTGTAGGCGCGTTTTTTTTGCTGCCCCCGAACCAAACATAAAAAATCGACACATGCCCCAACATCGACCACCCGGCCATTTGAAGGCGGCGACCAAGCGATGGTTTCAGGAAGTCATCGCGGAATACGAATTGATGCCGCATCACGTGAAGTTGCTGACCTTGGCGGGTGAAGCGTGGGATCGCTGTACCGAGGCGAGGGTAATGCTCAAGAAAGAAGGCATCGTCATCGTGGATCGCTTCGGGCAGCAAAAACCCCATCCGGCCATCGCCATCGAACGCGATAACCGGCTGGCATTCGCTCGATTAGTGAGAGAACTCGGTCTTGATTTTAACGAACCTGACGAAACGCGGCCGCCACGGCTGGGAGGAGTTAATTGATGCCAGTGAAACCGAAAAGGCGACGACGGAATGACCATCCACTAGCTCTGCGGAATCTGCCGCTGAGGGACGTAGTGAACGTGACGGGGGCGATTCTCGGCTGGAGAACGGATGACTTCATTCAAAGCTGGGATGATCTGAAAATTGCGTGGGAGGTGAATCGGAATGACCTGATGACCTTGAAAACACCGCAGAACAATTATTGTTCCCACGGGTACGATCCAGGCACGCGCCCGCTATTGTGGTGGGCTTTCTCTGATGATGTTTCAGAGCAGTTGCGGCTGATTGAAGAACGGACCATCAACAGCGAGGAACCAAAAACCCAAGGCGAGATTATCGGTGTGGTTCCAGTGTACGAATCACAGGAAGACTACCTCATCCGCCACCAGATATTGACCGACTGCGAACGGGACATTTGCGAGCGCGAGCGGGCAGAACTAACAGAATTCACAAGGAGCGGTTACGTGATGCGGCAACAGTCGAACGCACGCCGAGCCGCTGAGTGTTACGAGAAGGGAAGGAGTCTCGAAGATGAATAATTTACCCGAACCTGAGGGCATCCGGCTGCAATTACGACCGTCTGAGTCGCAAATCGTCAGGGCGTTGGCACAAGCCGACGAACCAACCATCCGAGCGATGCGCGAACATTATCAGCGCCCCGATTTCAACGAAGAACCAAAACAGCGGTTCCGGGATTGGCTCAAAGACGCGCTCGATTTGTTCTTTGAATGTGACTCGTGGGATCTGTCGGGAGTGAATCTTCCACCGTTGGATTTCCGCACGTACACGCACAAGCAGCTTGGCGAAGCTGGAGTCTTTGGTATCTACCAGAACGCACCTGGTTTCGAGTTAAACCAACGCTGCCGAGAGTTTGCCGAGGCCATCCACATAGGTACGAGCATGGCGACTGCTGGACGGCTGCTGATTGCAGAGTCACCCGATTCACCTTGACGCATATCCATTGCAAGTGCTAATTGGTTGCAATTATGAAATCAACGCATTGGAGATTCCATGAGAGAGATCCTGAGTATCGGCCAAGTTGCTGATCTGTTCCAGGTTCACCGCGTGACGATTTGGCGATGGGTAAAGGCGGGGGAATTCCCCAAACCAGACATCAACATTTCCGCACATTACAAGCTGTGGAAACGCGAGACCGTGGAGCAAGTCTTGGCGACGGAAGCCGAGCAAGAGCAAGAGAAAGTTGAGGCCTAAGATGACGTTGGCAATCAATGATGTGAAAACGCGGCAAGAGGAATGGGCCGAATTGTTGGACCGCGCAAGAAGGATTGCGGACAAAATCCGCGACGAGGACCGCGAACCGACGAACGCAGAAAAATACGAATTGGATCGCTTGCTAGACGTGAGCATTCCGGCTGCCAAGGCGGCGATTGCACGCGCGGAAGCGGAAGAAAGAGACGCCATCAGCGACATGGGATTTGGAAACGGAAGCAACGGCGATGCGAGCAGCTATCATCAGCGAATTGCCCAACTAGAAGACGGTCCCGATTCCATTCCGTTTGATCGGTTGTCGCGGAGCGAATCACCCTATCAAACCGGCTGGCAAGATGCCGAGACCGGGGAGCCGATTCGCGTTTTGAGCAATCGGGACTCGATGGTTTCGCTGGTCAAGAATCGCAGCAAAGAGCCGCTATCGCTGGGCAAGTTTCTACAGGCGAAAATGACGGGCGACTGGTCCAAAGCGCAGAACGAAATGCGCTGCGCGATGCGGACCGGCGATAACAGTCTGGGCGGGAACCTGGTTCCCGATGAAATCGCGGCGCGGGTGATTGACCTGGCCCGGGCCAAGTCGGTGATTTTCCGCGCCGGAGCGATGACGGTTCCCATGCAAAGCGATCATTTGACGATTGCCCGCGTGGCCACCGATCCGACCATGACCTACAAAGGCGAAAACAGCGCGTGGACCGCCACCGATATCAAATTCGATTCCATCGGGTTCACCGCGCGGACGTTCGGCGGTTTCGTGGTCGCTTCCCGCGAGTTGGCGGCTGACGCGCCCAACTTCGCGCAGTTGGTCGAACAGACGTTGGCGACGTCTCTAGCTTCGCAGTTGGACAACCACATCATGGTGGCCGATGCGACGTCCTCCTATGGCGGCATGGTCGGGCTGCGGAATACGACCGGCATCGGGACCGCATCGGCGGGCGGTGCGATTATTTATGAGGATATTCTCACCGCTGCGACGACCATTCAGACCGCGAACCACGAGCCGAACGCCTACATTATTCACCCGACGATTGCGGGCGATTTGGCGGCGCTGCAGGCGAGCACGGCGGGCAGTTGGTTGGGACCGCCCGAAATCGTCAAAGACTTGGAGCAGTTGCGAACCTCCAGTATCGGGACCGGTAATATCATGGTCGGCGAATTCTCGAACGTGCTGGTTGGCGTGCGGCAGAATGTCGAAATCATGGTGTCCAGCACGGCGGAAGATTTCTACAGCAAGAATCAAGTCGGCTTCCGCATTGTGATGCGTGTTGATGTGAACGTGGCGCGAGCCGATGCGCTGTACGACATCACCGGGATCACGACGTAAAACAACGCGGGGCGGGGAGTCGATGAGCTGGGCGCCGCTGATTCTCCGCCCCCGCGTTTGTTTCTGCGCGGGCCGTTCGTAGTCGGTGGTCCGCATCGAAGATGGGATGATTGATTGGTAATTTGAAGCAAAACTTTCACCTGTTGCTAAAACACGGACGCGGCTGGTCAAGCTTCGAGTGATGAAATCTCGACCGCTACGGAAAGCATCACAAGAATGATAGTTCCGCCGACCTTGCAAACCGGCGATGAGCGAGAGAAACTTACGGAGCACAATTAAACGAAGCCGCTGGGTGCTGCAAACACGCCAACGGCTTCTCACCATCGAACCTAATTGGGAGGCTCAAGATGGCTGCAAAGCATTCTAGCAAAGCGGCGACGGTTCCGGCAGTAGCGTACCTGCGAATGTCTTCGGACAAGCAAACGGAATCGATCCCGGAGCAACGCAAAGCCGTCAAAGCATACGCCAGTGAGCAGGGCTATCACATCACCCGCGAGTATGTCGATTCCGGCATCAGCGGTGACGCCACCGAGAAGCGTTTTGAATTTCAACGCATGATTGCCGACGCGGCAAGCGGTGAATTCAAGATGATTCTATGTTGGGACCAAGACCGTTTCGGGCGGTTCGATTCCGTGGAGGCGGGGCATTGGATTTATCCCTTACGGCAAGCGGGCGTAAAGTTGGAGACCGTCACCGCTGGCGTTGTCGATTGGGATGACTTCGCGGCACGATTGCTGTGGACCGTGAGCACCGAAGCGAAACACCAGTTTTTGCGTGACCTATCCCGTAACACCATGCGGGGGCAGATGGCGAGAGCATCGACCGGAGCGTGGATGGCGAAAGCCCCGCTGGGATACAACGCAAAGGGCAAAGGCAAAGACCGGCGATTGGTTCTCGGTCCGGTATCCGAAGTAAAAGCAATCGGCCGCGTTTTTAGAGAATACCTTAATGGTCAATCATTGCGGGCAATTGCTGAATCATTAAACAGCGATGGCATCCCCACGACGGGCGGAAAAAAATGGACTATGGGCAGCGTAAGGCAACGGCTAACGAATCGAGCATACGTTGGCGACACGACATGGAACCAACGGTCGAGCGGGAAGTACCACCGACTCGTTGACGGCAAGCCAACCGCCAAGAACGGGACCAGTCCGAAGAATCCCGAATCTGAATGGTTAGTTTTCGAGAACACTCACGAGGCAATCATTTCACGTGAAGACTTCGACGCTGTTCAAGTCCGCTTAAAACAACGGGCAAAAAAAAGAACTCCACATCGAAACGGGGGCGGGTACATCTTCACTGGTCTTTTGCGTTGTTCACATTGCGGCCATCCGATGCATGGCTCAAAGCGAGGATATTTTTGCAGCGGATATCAACGACATGGACTGTCCGTTTGCCGGAGATATGAAATCGGGCAAGATAAACTTACGGAGTTGGTCATCGACGCGATAGAAGGGCAATTCTGCAATACTGACGCCATCACTGAATTGCGGAAGGAATTGCAACGACAAGCAAAGTCAGAGACCGGGCGGGATGCATCCCGCAATCTACGACGACAATTGCAGACCGTCCAAGGCCGACTTGAGAAAGCACGCGGGCGACTGGTCACTTGTCCCGATGATATGTTTGATGACATGACCGAGCAGGTTCGCAAACTGAGGACCGAGGAAGCCGAATTGCAGGCGTCCATCAAAGCGACTGGGAAGCCACGTAAGCAGGCATTGGCCGAAGCCGACGCCAAAGTTGAGGCAGCTATAGCAGGCGTTCAGCGGCTTCGCGAAGCGATGATTCAAGCCGATACTGCTATGGTGCGGGAATTCTTATCCCGGCTAGTTGAACGCATCGTCTTACAGTTCACCGCGACCGTAAAGGGGAAGCGTTCAGTCTATCGACTGTCCGCTGGAACGCTTCATTTGCATGGCGAAAATCTGTCAGACATGATTCCAATGTCAGCAGAATGTAAACAAGTCTTACAAATCCCGTTGCCTGTCGAACGTATTGCATAATTAGGCTCCCAGAGCCAGAATCTAATCAACGCGGGATAGGCTGATCCCCGAATACCGGCTCCTGCCCGGCTTCCCGCGTGTTTTCATTGCAGGAGTGGCCGAGCAGGAGGCGACACCATGAGGGCAAGCGACGAAAAGCCATTAAATCAGGGGGCAACACACCTGATAAAAGCGAAGTCGGACCAGCCTATGCCGACCGCTGAGTGGATGGCAAAGTTTGAGAAATCCCCGAAATTGTTTCTGGATGCAGTCAAACTATGGATGAACGGAGCTAAATTGCACCGTGAATTCGTGGAAAGCATTAACGAAGTTGAGCTAAGACGCAAACTTCCCGCTGGCTTTGAGTCACTGACCGAATCGATAGCGCTATTTATGGAGGTCAATCCTCGATTCGACCTAAAGCCTCTGATTGAGTTTTCGCAATTTTGCGTCAGTATTCGGGATTGCCATGATAGCAGAGATTCATGGGCACAATCAGAGTTGAGCGAAATCGCAGACGGACAATTGAGCCTTTCGGTAGGCTCCGATTCCAAACTGATTGCTCACGTCCAGGCGTTGTTTGGGAGATGTGAGTATCACTGCAATCGGTTAATACGGTTCGCATCAATCCAAAACGAGCTATTAAGCCGGGAAAACTTTGAACACCAATCGGCTTGGAACAGTGAAAAACCAGTCGCCGTTTGGAGTGCCCCGTATCCGATGGACGCTGTCTCGGATAAACCGATCCCTACGGCTCAATGGATGGAAAATTTTGAAAGCCAGTCACAACTGTTAGTCGATGCCATCGGTGAATGGCAAGACGGTGCCCGGTACTGGCACAACTATGTCGCCGATAGAACGTATGGCCGCGAGTCCAAAGGGACTCCACCTGTTGGGTTTGGCCCTCTCACTGATGCTCTGGTGATGTGGTCGCAAACTCCTGGTCATGGGCAAATTAGCCTAAAACCGTTGAAAGAGTTTATGCGGCTGTGCTGTGGTGCCAGAGAAATTGATGCAAGAGGCGGAGAACTTCGCCACGTCGGTATCCACTTGACCGACGCGGAATTGTTCGAGAGGGTTTGTGCGTTGTCTATCGAATGCCATCACACGTGCTTCGATTTCAATCGGCAAGCTTTGCTCCAATGTGAGCGGGCAGCCAAGGGAAATGATAAGGGCGAATCAGCGGCTTTAGTGGCCAAGGGGGAAGCTGAGCAACCAGAGTGGGTGGCCGCGTTACTAGAAGACACCAATCAAGACGAGGGGGCAGGCTATTCAATCAATAGCCGAATGATGGTTGAGATTGTCGAAGGTGAAGGTGACGAATCCATCCTTGACCGGACTCAACGCGAATGGGGGCAGAAGCTTGGCTGCTCGAAAACAGCAATCGGGAGGCAACCCGCGTGGGGAGCAATCCTTAAATTGAGAGAGGCTAGGAAGGATCGGTCAATAAAACAGCGGGCATCAAGCTAGATTGCCAAGTTGCCAAGTTGCCAAGTTGCCAAGCAAAAAATATTTCAGGCCGTATTCCCCGTGGAATGCGGCATTTTTCGTTAATTCTGCTCCTTATTTTGGTTGCCAAAGTCGGAAGGGTAGAGACTTGCTTAAAAACCAACCGAACCGAGAGCAGACAAGATGCCGGACAAAAAGCCAACTAGCGAATGTGCGACGGTTTGGTTTGCCGTTTTGGAGAGGGCTAAAAATCGTCACGACTTCCACTTGGCGGCGAGAGCTGAGCGCGAGCTGAAAAGACTGGGCGTTGACGTCCGCTTCATTCCTGAATCTGACAAGCCGAAGGGGGGTAACAATGCCTGACGCCCCCGCTTTCTTCCCGAAATTACATTCTCCAGTCAGAGAAACGGTCAAGCTCTCTGTAGAGGGAACTATTCCACAATCCGCAATTTCCGCGCTGGCGACACTGCTACTCGACCACGTCCGACGCGAGCAAGCCGAGGGCGGCAATTGTGAATCGGAGGTAGAAAAATGAGCGATCTTCTCCTCAAACAACATCGCGACGACTTGCGCCGGAGCGGCCTAAGTGATGACCAGATAAAAGCTTGCGGCTTCTATTCTATTTCAACTGAACGGAAAATCGGTGAGATTCTCGGTTGGAAAAACTACCGCGGTGGGCTTGGTGCCTGCTTAGCGATCCCTTTCCGCAAGTCTGATGGCAGCTTGAACGGTTTCTGCCGGCTTAAACCCGACCGACCACGGAAAGACAAAAAAAAGCCGGGGCGGGCCGTCAAGTACGAGGGACCAAAGGGAAAACCAAACCGCGCATACTTCCCGCCCGCCACGGTGGCATCCCTGGAGGATCCCACGGCCACGTTGTGCATCACCGAGGGGGAAAAGAAAGCAGCCAAGGCGGACCAAGAGGGATTTGCCTGCATTGGCCTGACGGGCGTAAACGCGGGCCACAAGCGGCGAGAATCGAAAGACGAACCATTCGAGTTGATCGATGACCTTGACCAAATCGAGTGGCAAGGCCGTAGTGTTGCCATCATTTTCGATTCTGACGCAGCGGGCAACTCGAACATTCTATGGGCCGAATTCAATCTGGCCCAAACGCTGAAAAGGCGAGGCGCAGAAGTGCGAGCCGTTCGGCTGCCCGATGGGGGCACTGACGAAAACGGAGAGGCAATCAAAGTCGGCTTGGATGATTTCCTCATCTCTCATACTGCCGATGACCTCAAACAATTGATCGACAATGCAACCGAACCCGCGCAGCCAATATCGCTGGAGGACATCCCACTCCTCGAAACTGCGGACGATCCACACAAATTAGCCCGGTTATTTCTCAAAGAGCGTCCGACGTTGAAATGTTGGCGGGATGAATTGTACGAGCACGATGGCGCGGCCTACCAAATCATTCCACCCGAGGAAATCAAAGCATCGATCACCGAAGTGGCGAAACGCGAATTTGACCGCTGTTACCGCATTGCGATGCGCGACTGGGACGGGCACGGTCGGAAGCCATCACTAACAAAGGTGAGTCGAATCGTGATTGGCAACACCCTGCAGGCCCTTCGGTCGCTCTCTTTTCTGCCAAACGCGGTCGAATCCCCATCGTGGCTGACTGAAGAGAGATTCCCGGCAGCCGAGTGTATCTCCACACAATCCGCAATCGTCCATCTCCCAAACCTCGTGGCCAACCGCAGCTCCGCAGCGATTCAACCGACGCCGGATTTCTTCACGCTAAACGCTATGGCTTGCGATTTCGACATAAACGCCAGATGCCCGCATTGGTTGGATTTTCTACAGTCGGCTTGGCCCGATGATCGGGATGCAATCGCAACGCTGCAGGAAATCTTCGGCTACCTTTTGCTGCCGGACACATCACAACAAAAAATGTTCCTTCTCATCGGCCCGAAGCGATCCGGCAAGGGAACCATCGGGCGATTGGTCCGGGAACTGGTCGGGAAACAAAACACAGCCGCGCCAACCCTTGGCAGCCTGCAATCGGAATTCGGACTGCAACCATTGATCGGCAAGACGGTGGCGATTGTGGGGGATGCCAGGCTGTCTGCCCGGAGTGATTTGGCGACGATTACCGAGCGGCTGTTGAGCATCACCGGAGAAGACGCGCAGACAATCAATCGAAAACACTTATCGCAAATCACAACGCAGCTTCCGATACGGTTTGTAATTTCTACAAATGAACTTCCCAGACTCGATGACGCATCGGCCACCCTTCCCAGTCGATTCATCACGATCAGATTCTCGCAAAGCTTTTTTGGCCGCGAGGATCACCAGCTATTCGACCGGCTGCGGGCCGAACTGAGCGGAATCTTGCTGTGGGCAATCGCGGGGTGGGAACGTCTCAACGCACGCGGATACTTCGTTCAGCCGAAATCATCCGAGCGAATTATTGAGGAAATGGAGGAAATCTCATCTCCAGTTACGGCATTCATCCGCGATCGATGCCGGATCGAAGGCGGGGCACAAACTCCAATGAGCGAAGTCTTCCAAGCATACGAAGCATGGTGCAAAGAGAAGGGGCGGCGACCAACAAGCCAACAAATGTTCGGACGCGATTTGCGGGCGGCATGCCCGATGATCGGCGATTCACAACCGAGAATTGAGGGAAAACAGGTAAGAACATACGAGGGAATCAAACTGGCTGACAAGTAGATAGCACGCACTGAAGCGCAGTGACACGCGATTATTACTACTGCACGCAGAGGTAAAGTTGAAATGGGTAATAGATCAA